CAGGAAACGTTGACGGGTATAAAGCCATTATAGACAAACTGGAAAAGATCGCGCCTGTTACAGTTAGCTTTGAAACGATCAACAGCGCCGCAAAGGGATATTTCAGCGACAAGGAAAATAAGATCGTTGTCAAGGCTGGAATGAGCGAAGAGCAGACTATTAAGACGCTTGTACACGAGATTGCGCACAGCTTTCTTCACGGGGAAAGCGGAGAAGAAAATGAGGCAGATCGCAGAACGCAGGAAGTGCAGGCAGAAAGCGTGGCGTATACGGTATGCAGAATGCTCGGAATGAATACTGACGAATACAGCTTTGGCTATATCGCAGGATGGAGCGCCGGGAAGGAATTGAAAGAACTGAACAAGAGCATGGAGACAATCCGCAAGACAGCCAATAAGATTTTGAAAGAGGTAAAAAGGGATGAAGAATAAATTGAAATGCGAGTTATATAATGATTCGATGCAGGGGTGGAAGTGTTATCCGATACAAAAAGCACAACTTATTATTGCGGATGTACCATACAATGTCGGAAATAATTTTTACGGATCAAATCCGATGTGGTACAACGGCGGAGATAATAAAAACGGTGAAAGTAAATTCGCGGGAAAGGCGGCTTTTGCATCAGATTACAATTTTAATTTATTTGAGTATTTCCATTTTTGCTCACGCCTTATGAAAAAAGAAAGCAGACCAAACGGGAGAGGCAGGAGCAGTGATTCGCCTTGCATGATTGTATTTTGCTCATTTGAACAACAGGCAACGCTAATTGAAGCGGCAAAAAAGAACGGATTTCCGAAATATATACCTCTGGTTTTTATTAAAAACTATAGTCCTCAGGTTTTAAAAGCAAATATGCGCATTGTAGGAGCAACTGAATATGCCTTGCTTTTTTACCGGGAAGCACTTCCGAAATTCCGAAATGGTCTTCAAGTAGACGAAGAAGGGAAAAATATCCGTGGAACTGGACATATGGTTTTTAACTGGTTTGAATGGGAAAGGGACGGAAAAGAAATTCCTAAGATACATCCAGCACAGAAGCCAGTAAAACTTCTTAAAAAATTGATTGAGATTTTTACTGATCCGGGGGATGTTGTAATCGATCCCTGCTTCGGAAGCGGAAGCACAGGAAGAGCGTGCCTTGAAACTGGGAGAAACTTTTACGGGTTCGAAATTAACAAGGAATTTTATAGGAGAGCAAAAGAAGAAATGTGCGTATTGCCAGATGAACAGCAAGAAAGCATTTTTGATTACTTTCAGGAGGTTAATAATGAGGATTGAGTGGAAGACTGGAAAGCCGGAGTTCGACGGCGAATACGTAGTGGTGTTTGCATGGGGGTATGTAACAACGTTGCCGTTTACGAAAGAATACGGCTGGAACACAAGCGGCGAACACAACAATGAGTTCGCTATGCCGGATGAGGATATTGTTGCATGGTGCGAAAACTTCGGCAATCACGTTATTGACATATACGGGCATCGTGATATAATCAAGGAAAAGGAGGTGGAGAATGGAGAGAGGCTACAACACGATTGACGCCGCACGCCTTCTCGGGATAACTTACAGGACGATGCGGAAGTATATCCACGAGGGGATTGTAAAGGCACAGAAAATACCGGGCACGAGGCGGTGGGTGATTATGGAAAGCGAAATCAAACGGCTACAGGGTGAGCGTAATGTCGAATGATTGCAAAGGTTGTACAGATCGATATCCGGGCTGTCACGCCGTTTGCGACAGATACGCAAGGTATAAGGCGATCAGCGAGGAACGCCGGAAGAAATTGCTTAACGAAAGGGAAATGGAAAGACTGCTAAGGCGAGAAAAGAAGCGATAAAAGTGATTTAAGGCAAGATTGCTCAACAAAACTATTAAAACGCTTTTAAACCGTAAAATTGAAGCTTAGAGAGGTATGTTTATGCAGTTGAAGATTGAATATCTCAACAAAGAAGAATTAAAACCGTATGCGAACAACGCTAAAATTCACACGGCGGAGCAAGTGGAGCAGATTAAAAACAGCATACGGGAATTTGGATTTAATGACCCGATTGCTATCTGGCATGACAACGAGATTGTTGAAGGACACGGCAGACTACTTGCTGTTATGGAAATGCCGGAGATTGAGAAAGTCCCGGTGATCCGGCTTGATAACTTAACGGATGAGCAGAGACGGGCATACACACTCGTTCACAATAAGCTAACTATGAACACGAATTTTGACTTTAGCGTGTTAGAACTTGAGCTTGACGATATCAACATAGATATGGAGCAATTCGGGTTTTTCAACGTTAACATAGACGAAAATTCAATGGAAAACTGGTTTGCAGATGCAGACCAAAAAGAGAAAGAGACAAAGAAAATTCAGTGCCCTCATTGTGGTGAATGGTTTGAGGTATGAGAATATTTTTGGCGGGGGGGGTGCAAGGAAACCTCAAACCGATGTGGAAAAAAGTTGCAACAGGGAAAAACATAGAAGACGCATTAAAGGAATACACTGGTGAAAATATTTCTTGCAGGAGAGAACGGGAAGAAAAAGATAATACCCATTGTCCACGGGGGGGCTTTAGCATAGAAAATGAAAATATATCTTGCAGGCGTAGCTCCGTGGAGAAGTGGGGGGGGTATGACAAGACGATAAAAGAATATCGTCCTTATATTCTCGAAAGCTTCTACTACGCCGACGCAGACACGGAAAGGCTTTTGCCATATTTTGGGGATTTTTTACTTGACAGCGGCGCATTTACGTTTATGGGAGGATTTTCCTATACTAAGAACGAGAACAAAGCTGTTAAGTGGGAAGAATATTGCGAACGTTATGCGGACTTTATAAACAGAAACAAAGTTGACAAATTTTTCGAGCTTGACATTGATAGTGTAGAAGGATATGAAAAAGTAAAAGAGTATAGAAAGCTGATTGAGAGGCTAACTGGTAAGCAGGTAATACCTGTGTGGCACTCAACGAGAGGAATAGATGAGTTTAAGAAAATGTGTGATGAGTACCCGTATGTTGCGCTCGGAGGCATAGTCGGCGGAGAGTGGAAAAATGATGCTGAAAAGTATATCCCATGGTTTATAAGAGAAGCGCATAAGAGAAAAACAAAAATACATGGGTTAGGGTATACAAAACTTGAAAAATTAAAAGTGTATCATTTCGACAGTGTTGACTCGACAGCTTGGACAGCGGGAAACAGGTTCGGATATGTTTACACGTTCAACGACGGAAGAATGATAAAAACGCAAGTGCCGAAAGGGAAGAGGCTTGCAGATAGTAGAAAGGTTGCATTAAATAACTATGTAGAATGGATTAAGTACCAACAATGGGCGGAAACGCACCTTTGAAATAAATGCAGTTACCCAAAACCTGCAATAAAAAAATTAAGGAGAAAAAATGAACAATCTGTTACTTTGTGGATCAATCGTTGGAGTATTTTCTGCGATGCTTCTTGTGAAGAAGCTTTTAGGGAAAGAGGGGCTTATTGGATGGGTAGGTGTTGCGAGCGTGCTCGCTAACATCTTAATAGTAAGAAGTGTTACGCTATTGGGAATGGAAGCTACGCTTGGCAATGTGCTATTTGCAAGCAACTTCCTCGCAACAGATATGTTGACAGAAAATTATGGATATAAGTCAGCGAAAAAGGCGGTCTTATGGGGCGCGGCAAGTGTTGTGACGATGCTTGCAGTCACACAAGTGGCTATGATATTTTCGCCGAGTGCGCTTGATATCAGTGAAGAAAGCTTCAGGACGCTTTTTACGTTCACTCCAAGAATCACGTTAGCGAGTGTGTCACTCTTTGTTCTATCTAACTTTGTTGACATAAGGCTATATGAACATCTTAGGAAAAAGCACGATGGAAAGAAGATGTGGCTCAGGAATAACGTATGTACGATTGTCTCAAACGGTTCAGAGAACTTTTTGTTCTACACTATCGCGTTTGCAGGAGTGTTTGAAATGAAAGATATTTTCTTTATGGCATTATCTGCGACTATTATTGAAGTAGTTATAGCTTTATGCGATACACCGTTCTTATATATTTCAAAAAAAGTGAAAGATATTGAGTGATGTATGAATGGATAGGAATTGCAGGTTCGGTATTGATTATCATTGCTTTCTCAACGAAGAACGAAAAATCAATACGAATACTTGACGGACTTGGAGCGGTGCTTTTCATTGTGTACGGCATTTTGATAAAAGCATGGGCGACAGTATTCCTAAACTCCTTATTGATCTTGGTGCATCTGCATAGATTTATAGAGATGAGGAAGAAGAATAACATGCCGCTCTAAGCGCGTATTTTGCGGTTTAAAGGCATTCTATTACAAAAGAAAGGCAATTATGCTTTATAAGCGGCAAAACGCTTAAAATCCCCGGTGGCGGAATAGGTAGACGCTTGGCAAGTTCCTAAAGGCATATGTACGAACTCAAAAGGCAGTATGCTATGCAAGGTTCAAATCCTTGCCCGGGGAAGGGCTTTTCTGTTAAGCAAGAATCCCATTTAGCCGGGATTCCACCAAGAGTGAAAAACAGGCGTTTAGGCGGTACTCTGCGCAACGAGAACGGTTTGAGGGAAACGGAGGTTAGAGGTTGCGCATATCGGAACGTAGCTTAATTGGCTATAGCGCATATGAGATGCAGGTTCAAGTCCTGCCGTTCCGATTATGCGCAGGAGATAAGAAACGAGCCTGTACAAGTGCTTATCTCACAGGACTGCGCAGAAGGCTTGTGGAACGCCACAAGCAACAGAGTTGCGTATGGTGTAGTAGGACAGCACACCTGCTTAAGTGCAGGAGGGGATCGTTCGAGTCGGTCTGCGCAAATGAAGGTGGGTTCGACTCCCACTCGTTGATCGAGGTTCGGTGACAAGTATGCGGTTCGATTCCGTGATAGGTCTTTGGTAAGACAAAAGATCAAGGCTAACGGCTCGTTCTGGCGTGAACAGAACATTCGACAAAGCGGCTCGCAGACAGTTCGCGACGAATCGGAGCGCAAAGAAGCCAAATAACCCTCCGGGTTGATCGCCGGGAAAATAGGCAGAGAGGAATCATCCGAGTAAACCGTTAGCTTTTTGCCGTCATAGCTCAGTTGGTAGAGCAATCGTTTTGTAAGCGATGGGCCGAGGGTTCGAGTCCCTCCGGCGGCTTGAAAGGAGAATGAAATGAATGAACAAAACTTAAGACCAATACAAAACGTGAGCGAAGCGAGAGCTATGGGCAAAAAAGGTGGCGTTGCGTCAGGAAAGGCAAGACGACGCAAGAAAGACCTTAGACAAGCCCTTGAAGAACTCCTTGATAGGAAATACACAGACAAGAACGGAAACAAGCTGACTGGGACGGAAGCAATCACGGCAAAGCTGTTCGAGCAGGCTATGAAGGGGAATATAAAGGCGTTTGAAACGATCCGTTCAACAGTCGGGCAAGACCCGGTGCAGAAGGTCGAACAGGTAAATATTGATATGGAATATGAACAAAGCGTTGAATACGTAAAAAGACTTATGAGGGAAGAAGAAACATGAAACGCGGCGTGATTGGCATTTATATCATAAAAAACATAGCAGACGGCAAAGTGTATATAGGGCAGTCTGTTGATGTAGAATACAGAATTTGCAATCACTTCAGCAAGTTAAAATGGAATAGACACGACAACGAACATATGCAAAGGGCTTATAACAAAAGCCCTTCTGCTTTTACTTGGGAACTTTTGTGCGAGTGTGACGAAACGGAACTTGACGAAAAGGAAATACAGTTTATCCGGGATTATAAAAGCGCTGATCCAAAATACGGATACAACAAGAGTTATGGAGGGCAACAAGAACATAGAGCGACAGAAGAAACAAAGCGTAAAATGTCAGAAACAAAGAAAGGGAAAAAGTTTACACCTGAACATTGCGCAAAGATAGGACTTGCAAATACAAAAAGACGATTATCTGAGGAAACGAAAAAGAAAATATCAATAAAGCGCGGGAAGGCTGTATTGCAGTTGGATATGGATGGGAATGTAATAGGGAAATACATCAGCATAAAGGAAGCCGCTGAAGCAGTTAGCTTAAAAAGCAGGAATTCCATTCGAAACGTGCTGACTGGCAAGGCTAAACAATCTGCAGGATTTATGTGGAGATATGAATAACGTAGAATATGCTATTGATCTCATAAAGAATAACCCTTATGTAATAGCGCAGGACGTAGGGTTTAAAGATGTTCGATTATTTCCGCATAATGAATGGATGCGTGAAATCATAACAGGGAAATCTGATTACACTCTTCTTGCGCACCGTGGGAGTTATAAAAGTTCTGTTTTGTCTGTATGTATAGCCTTGATAATGGTGGTTATGCCGGATATCAATATCATTTTTCTGCGAAAAGCTGATAATGATGTGGCGGAAATGATTCGTATGGTCAAAAAGGCATTGGAATCAGAAGCCCTGCAAAGCATATCAAAAATTCTGTATAGAAGACCGATTGAATTTAGAGAGACAACGGCATCTGCAATAACGACAAATCTGTATATGTCGGCATCAGGAGCCTCACAATTGCTGGGAATAGGACTGAAATCATCAATAACGGGCAAACACGCAGACATTGTTATTACTGATGATATTTGTAACGTGGTTGACAGGACAAGTAAAGCGGAACGTGATAAGACAAAGCTCCAGTATCAAGAGTTGCAGAATATACGGAATCGCGGTGGAAGAATTATAAATCTCGGCACAAAATGGCACGAAGAAGATGTGTTCACACTTATGGATAATATCCATATTTATGACTGCAATACTACCGGGTTAATATCGAAAGAACAGCTTCAAAAAATCCGGGAAAGTATGTTGCCGTCATTATTCGCGTGCAACTATGAACTTAGAATAATTGCCTCGGAAAACGTTATTTTTACCGATCCGAAGACAGGCGCAGACCCGGAACTTGTAAAGAACGGGCTTATGCATCTTGACAGTGCATTTTACGGGGAGGACTTCACAGCGTGGTCGATAATGAACAGGCACGATGGAAAGTATTATTTGTACGGGCAGATGCGCAGGAAACACGTTGAAGACTGCTACGACCTTATAAAAGCTGATTACGAACGATTTTTGTGCGGAAAACTGCTGAATGAATCAAATGCGGACAAAGGAATGGTCGGGAAAGACTTGCGTAAAATGGGAATAAAGGTTATACTGTACGCAGAAAAGATGAATAAGTACATGAAGATCGTTACGTATTTGAAGGCGATCTGGAAAGACCTTGTTTTTGTGGAAGGTACAGACCCGGAGTATATCAGGCAGATAACCGATTATTTTGAAGACGCGGAACACGATGATGCGCCGGACTCTGCGGCAAGCCTCGCAAGGACTTATTACAAAAAGGCAGACAACAGCAACTACGTATCTATTATGTGAGGGCGGAATGGAAACGAAGCGCATTACAGCGGAAGACCTGAAACAGGCGGAGGAAGTTTCAAGGGCGGTGAAGGCACTTGAAGAAAGAATGATTGCGGACATGAGCGGAGAGTACAAGGATTTTGTACTTGAGAACCACAGAAGGGGGATCGGCGGCGTAGAATGAAGACTTATCAGGATTTACTGAATCTCGGCGAAAACAACGAAGATCGTATGAACTTTGTGCAGAAGGTCATCAACGATCACATTAACAGCGAGGAACACAGGACGGCGGTAAAGGCGGAGCTTTATTACAGGCATCTTAATCCGACCATTATGAACGCGCAGAAGTTGATGTATAACTTGCTTGGGCAGGCCGTTCCGGACAACTATTCTGCGAATAACAAGATACCTTGCCGGTATTATTTCTATTTCATCACGCAGGCGGTTCAGTTCCTGCTTGGGAACGGCGTGTCATTTAACGATGAAAAGACAGAGGATAAACTCGGCAAGGGATTTGACAAGATCGTGCAGAGATTGGCAACAAAAGCCCTTAACGGCGGCGTGTCATATGGATTCTGGAATAACGACCACCTTGAAATTATGGGCGTATCGAATACCGACAAAGAACCTGCTTTTGCTCCGCTGTATGATGAAGAAAACGGTGCGCTGAGAGCAGGAGTGAGATATTGGCAGGTTGACGCAAGCAAGCCGCTGAGG